AATTCATATTCAATATATCCAAGATTACTCTCTACGAAAGGATTTCAGTTCAGCCTCTCCAAGCTGTCCTATTGAGGGCTTATTGGAAGAGTTGATTATCTCAGCAATGAAGTTCTGGAGCGTACCAAATGAGGTATAATTCTGCCAGAAGTCAGCATCTAATGTCTTATCTGTGCATAAATTTGCAGCAATCTTATTGAGATTAGATGAGATATGAATTAGTTGCTCTAATGATTCTGGGTCTCCCTTTCCTTCATATTTAGCTGCTTGAATACTTAGATTAAGTATCTCAAGGAATTCCTTTTGAGTTGGTCTCCTTGCTATGATTGTTCTTCTAGTCTCTGGAGAAGAGTTAAAGGTGATATACACCTTATCCTCTTTAAAATCCCTCTCCAGTTTCTCTCTTGTGGCAAGGTTCTGAACAAAATCTTCAGTATTAACCTCCTTCTTCTTTGCTATCTTTTTATCTAGACTAGCAAATTTATCATCCATTGGGTTAATTACCGTAACATCTTTCTTTGTATCTTCTTGATTAACCATTTATTCCTCCATTAACTAAGTTTTGGGACCACTATCTGATACCCAAGTACCATTTCCATCTATCGTATCAACGGGATAGATTCTTACATTGGCTGGGTCTAACACAATAAAGTCAAATGACCCTTCTGTAATAGTATCTGCATCTCCAAGTGACAAGTCAAAGTTAGTGACCATAGCTGAGATAAAGAAGAACTTCAAACTATCATCACCTACTGAACCAGAAACATGGATTAAATTACCACTAATACAGTGCCCAACAATATAACCAGCAAGTGTATTATCAAGTTTACAAGCTGTCAATGACCCTTCAACTGATAATGAACCAGCTGCACTATAGTTACCGATTTCTCCAACCAACTCTTGTTCTACAGTTCCTCTACTAAATGTAATAGAGAAATCAGACATCCCAATAGCTGTTTGTGTTAGTGAAGTATAGTCAGCTCCACCACCATAGTTACCCCAGCATTGAATTCTAGCGTTATTTCCACGATATATAGGCATTTTTCTTCACTCTCCTTAAGCATTAATAACGTTAGATATACGGCCAGAAGCTTGGGTCCAATACACGTTATAAGGGTCCATGACAATAAAGTCAACGGACGCCTCCGAAATTGTATCGGCATCGCCAATAGCCACATCGTATCCAGTTATCATACATGAAGCAAAACACCATGTCAAACTCGCACCAGTTGTTCCAGAGATAGTAATATTAGTAGCATTTATAATACTGTTAATATCTTCTCTGTTAGCTGAAGCTGCGAATTTACAATTGGAATATGAACCATCAATCGATAAAGAACCTGGTGCATGATAATTACCAGTTTCCCCCACTAATTCTTGTTCAACAGTGCCTCTTGCTAAGGTAAGACTAAAATCCGAAATCCCAAATAAAGAATGAGCTTTAAAGGAATTAGTCACTGCACCTGAGCAGATAGCAATAGTTGAGGACCTTCCAGTTACTGTTCCCACAACATCACCTTTTCCTAATAAACCATAACATCAAACATTACATTAATCTTGAACAATTTCACTACATAACCAAGACTGAATTGTGCGATAGCAATCATATGATTCATCGAAACCTGAAGGATTACTCATAAGTCTATAACCTGTGCCAGTCTGGCCACTTACCATTATCGCCTTAATAACATAATCATCAAGGATTTCTAATTCCTGAATTGAATCATGAAATATATCTACTTGCATTAAAGTGTCAATAGCTCTATCTCTGCTACCAGCAGTAGATTGCTGATACCCAAGTCTTCCATATGAGGAACTCCCAGCCCTAAACAGAGATATACAGGGGAAGTTAGAAATAACTCTTTGATAACCTACTTTTACATTATGGGCACCAACTGTGGACGACACATTAAAATCATTAATCAATAAATTCCTCATTGAGGAGTAAATTGCGTACATTAGAACACACTTCCAATTCCAATTTTAATTCTATTCATTATGAAAGTACCAATATTATTAGATAACATTGATTGTTGTGCTAAAATAGCATTACCAAGATACTTCTTTGGTTCTTGGCCTTCTACATATCTAGCAAATATCTCATTGGTTGTTCCAGCTTTACTCTGAATATCTGGAGAACTTTCATTACTAGGAGGACCCATATACATAAACTTTAAGAGTTTACCATTCTTTGGGTATATAAAATTATTCTTATTATAGAAGTTCTGCCCAAAATAACCAGAAGCTGCATGTGCGCCAGTTCCTACCTCATGGAATCCTGCATGTGGTGAGATATTATACAAAGTACCAATTATAAGGTAATCACTATTAGCTTGAGCTGATTTCATCTTCCATCCAGCCTCAATAGATAATTCTAATCTAGCAACAGATACTCCTTTCAATGGATAAAGATTAAAAGTTGCTTGTTCTTTAATACCATCTAATTCTGTATTAATAGCTTCAGCTGCACCCATTGTTGCATACATTTTGATATACTTCATCTTAGTATTGAAGTCTTTCATATCTTGCTCGTTTATCTGTGCATTTATCATAATTTACTCACTAGAGCCGTCTTATGATGATTAGATGAATCTGAATGTAAATCAACAATCTGGTAAAATTCATTACCATACTTTATCTTATATCCTAATTCTATTGTTGTAGTAGGTTTGAAGTATATTCTACTCATACCTCTATCAAATCTACCTGGAGATTGTTCTTGTTCTGTATCGGAAACAGGAACCACTCTACATACTATTCCAGTATTAGAATACGCCCAAGTATATTTCCATTCTCCTAATGAATTCTGGGAACTTGCAGGTGGAGCTAGATAACAAATGTGAACTAATAAACCTTCAAATGACATTATCTTCCTTTCCTTTGTAATCTGGAGACCTCATCATGACATTTAGCACATAATGTGATTAGGTTATCTGGATGTGAACTTCCACCCATTCCTATAGCTCTTCTATGATGACACTGAAGGTTATTGGGTGATTTTCTACCACAACGTTGACATGTATAGTTATCTCTTTTAAAGATATAGAATCTAAGCTTATTCCAATTTATTGGATATCTTTCATCAGGTCTTTCATACATAATTATTCATTAGTTAATCTTAATTCAAAATCTGTTGGTGTTTTTAATTCCTTTAACATTTGTATTGCCATACTTTGCCATGATTCTACTATAATATTTGGATTAGAACCTTGTGGTGCTAATACATAACTATAATCTGCAAAGGTCTCACTAGCTAATGTACTATATTTCTTAGCTAGATTTGAATTGGCTAGTAAACTACTAACTACTAGTAAGATAACAGGTACTCTAGCACTAGCACTAATAGAACCACCTCTGAAATATTTATATTTAACATATGCTTCAACGGCCTCAATCTTAAGAAGTATTTCTGCAGTGGAGACATCTGAATTCTCTATAGGTGGTGTAACCCAATTTCGTATATCACTTTCACTTATAACTTGTGGTGTGTAATCAGTCACTGGTCTCACCTATTGTTGGGTCTACTTCCCTAATATCTACATCCTTTTTCTTTCTGATAGTTGGGTCCATAGGATACGGATTTTGTTTAACAGTATATGAATCTGAGTTTGTCATCCCTTGCCCCTGTAATGGAGTTAATTCCAATTCAGCTAATTTAGCATCATTATATCTAGTTCTATCCTTAAGAGCCCTTTGTCTATATTTAAGATGCTTCTTAGTTAGAAATGCTTGTTTTCCTTTTCCGTCTAACATATTAACCTCAATTAAAGAATAAAAGATGGAGGTTAATCCATCTACGCTGAGAATAACAGTTGTCCAGATGCTGGACTTGCTAAATACCAATAATCATCTGCCCCTAAGAAAGTCACTCCAATTCCTGGCAATGGTATTTTAGCCGAGGTATATTTAGTGGAATTAAATCTTATTGGCCATGATGCAGATGAGGATATAAGACAATATCCAACATCACCTGTTGCTTGAGCTGATGCACAATATATAATTGTGATTTGTTCCCCAGCTCTTGGTTCTGGTAATTTAACTTCTACAGAGCCTGATTTACCATTAATATAATAAATACCTTGAGTATTAAGTTCTACTTGACTAAC